AAAGGAGAGTACGCAGAACTGAGCAAGTACATGGAGGCATGATGAGAAAACTAAACGATATTACATATCTGAATAACTGCCATGAGTGTATCCATCAGCTCAAGGACGAGCATAATCCTTATCGGAAGTATTGCGGGAAATTCATTGAGACTCACGGGGAACCGAAAGAAATCTCCGTCATCCATGACTTCCCAGTGATATGTCCTTTGGAGAAGATATGATTACAAAAGAGATGGCAGAGATTACACATATTGCTAAAGACCAGATTGAGATTGGTCTTGAACATATCAGTAAAGAAGAAGCAAAGGAAACCTACACTAGGCTTGTTGCTTTACAGGTGGAGTTCTATCACGAGTTCGTTAAGCCTTATGTCAAATACCTTTCTGAAGAGTCGGAGAACGGTGATGGCAGACTACAAGGTTAGAGCCAGGACAGGAGCTGACGGAGGCAGAACCTTCTTTGGCATTGACTTTGGTAGTGTTGTTCCAAGACACGACACTTCTGAAGCAAATAACAGATGGGTAATGCTAAACAAAAAGACATATAAGAAGGTTCAGTTTCAAGAGTTCTTCCTTGATGGCAATAAGAAACTGCACCAGTTCAGCCTTCTTGCCAGCTTTGTCAGAAGGGAATGTTCTGATATAAAGAGTTCTGATATTGTCAAATACCGTCATGTTGGGACTATAAAAGAAATAGTCTTTAACGAGAAAAGATACATGGCTGACGGTCAGAAGATTAAAGTAATGAAGGTTGGTGACAAGGACGAGTCAGATGATTAACGAGGCGAGTAATCATTTTTCTGGAACTGGAGCAAACCCTGTCGCAGCATGGAGAGACATGATGGACATCAATGGAATTATTTTAGAGCCATACCGCAAGGGATGGGTAATCAATTATCCCTACATAGGCAAGGACAAAAAAACTGGGGGACAAAAAACACAATACAAAAAAGCGTATTTCTCAAAATTAGGGCAATGTCTGCAATACATCCGAGACAGCCTAGCCAAAGACTGCACAACAGCGCAGGAGCTTGTTGCACTACTGACTGCGGCAGAGGCTATAGATGAGACTGTTTTGGCCCGTAACGGGCTTATAAAGAAAGCAGACTTTAAATAATGAAAATAAAATCAATGAAGAGATTGATTGATGAGATTGCCACAGCTCTACAGAAACACGTCAGGCTAAAGGCTGCTATTGCTGCGGATAAACGAGGATTCATTGAGTGCGTATCCTGTAACAAATGGTTCCACTGGAAGGATATGCAGGGCGGACACTGGATAGAACGTGGCAGACAAGCCACTAAAATCCTGGAAGAGAACATTCATCCTCAGTGCAAAGGGTGTAACCAGTACGGTATGAAGCACAGGACAGAGGTCAGGGAGAAATACAGTAAGTACATGAGAGAAATGTACGGCTCTGAGTTCTGTGATGACCTTCTGATTCAGTCAAAGAAGCCTGTGAAGTTCTATCGTGCCGACCTTGAACACACTCTCAAGGACTTAAAGAAACAAAACAAAGAAATGGAATCGCAGCTATGAAAATCAAATACGAATACTTGAGACTAATGCACCCTGACGAGGTGGATGAATGGCTGTTTGATAACGCATCTAAGCTGGATGATGAAACCAAGCGAGCCGTATTCAGCCTAATGCACTTTGTTCACATGGTAGGAGCTTTCTTTAATGAGCATGAAGATGAGCTGGATAAGTTTGTTGCGTATACGCAAGGAGAATCAGGTGAAGAATCCACGCTCCACTAAGGAAAGATCAGCAAAAGATATGCAGGTTGGTGGTAATCACTACAAGAACATGGCGATACAGCCTGTTGATTATATCCTGGCTAACAAGCTGGGTTACTGTGAAGCCAACGTGGTGAAGTATATATCAAGGTGGAAAAACAAAGGCGGGATAGACGATCTTCGTAAGGCCAAGCATTACATTGATATGCTTATTGAAGATGAAACCCATAAGGAGATGGGGTGAGGTCAGCACAGCACCCCCTCAAGGAGGAAAACATGGAGTGCTGCACTGCCTCGATTGTTTTATTGATTTTGTTGTGCGTTCATCATGTTATCTATTGCAATGCCAAGAGCTACAGCATCAGATACAAGTCTAGATTTTCCTATTGGTAACACTTTTAACTCAGAAATATCTGCTTTTGAGTTCAACAATAATGCCGTTAAATCTCTTGGGTTTCTTTTATCTGCTGGAGTGTACTTTAAATAACTTTCCACTATGCCTTTTGCATTTGGGCCGCTTCTAATTAATGATTGGGCTAAATTTGCATTTCGTCTGAATTGTGTATTTGCTAATGACTTTATTGCAGCACTAATAGCAGTAAGACCAAGAACCCCAGAAGCAACAACAGCCCCGCCTACAGAAACGGTAGGCTGCTTAGATAAAATCCCAGTAAGAGCTGTAGCACCGCTTCCAAGAATTGTTGTTTTAATAAAATCCTCAGAATTAAAACCAATTTTTGACATTACACGCAATGTTTTTTCAATAGAGTCGCTAAGAATAAGCTCATTTAAAATTTCCTTTTCTTCTTTATTGAAAAAATTACCTCTTTTGTTTTTCGGGTCTAATATTTTTCTAATTTCATTTTTAAAAACTTTTGTATAATCTTGACCTGTTTTTACTTTTAATAAAGCAGAGTTGTTTGCATCTTCAATAGTTTGAGAAACTGATGCTCTTCTCCATAATGTTCTAGCTTGTTCTACAACATCTTTTACAGATTGATTTCCAATAGACTCTGGAACAGCTGGAACCATATTAACAATAAAGTCATCAAGCATTTCTGCCGCTTCTCTTGCTACAACTCCTTGTGCGTCTGTAGCTGAACCAATTTTCCTTAGTTCAGAAATTGAATCCATTAAAAAACTATATGTAACTTTTCCTTCTTCAGCGGCTTTTAATAGTTGATTTAATCTGGCATCAACAAGTCCATTTCCTGTTGCTGGGTCAACTCTAAAATTTTCTGCAAATTGATTTATTTTCCCTTTAAGCATTGCTATTGATGGGCCATTTGCTTGCGCCCCTGCGGCATCAAGCATGGCATAAGCTGCTCTTGATGCTCCTCTAATCTCTTCGATAGATGGAGCGGCATCTTGTATTATTTCTCTTGAAATATTTAATAATGATTTTGTTGTTGCAGCCCAGGCAGCAGGGCTAATAATCTGACCTGCGAGAACTCCATATTTTTTTGCATCTTCTCCAAAAACATTAGATGTAATTTCTCCAACGCTTTCACCGCCTGCTCCAGCGACTGCGCCCATAACTAAGTCTTGTGTTGGCGTTGTTGACCCAAGACTTCTTATAACATTTTTAAATGTGCTTTCTCCAAAACGAGCAACATCACTAAGCCCGTTTGCAATATATCTAGTTGCTGCACCTGACATTAAGCTACTTCCAGCCAATTCACCAGAAGCAGCAATTATATCTGTGGCAATCCCGCCTCCAGTAAAAGCTCCTCTTTCAGGGATTGTGCTTCTTAGCGTTGGAACTTTAAAGCCAGCAAGATTTAACAAGAATTGACCAGGAGCTGTTGCAATATCAATGGCGCTGGCACCAGCTCGATTTATCGCTGTAACAGCCTCCATTGCATAATCTGATGCTCTTGCTTTTTCTTTAGAGATAACAGGAATATTTGCTGGAATCTCATAAGAAGAAAATATTTCTTCTAGCTCTTGTTCTGTTGGAGGAGAATCACCTGTAAGGCGAAGCGTCTTATTTGTCTTTGAATCTGTGACAACATATTCAGGCATTATTATTGCTCCGTTATTGTAAATCTACCAGATGACGTAGTAGTCTGTTTAGATGCCGTAGCAGGTTCTTTAATTCCTATCCATTGGTCAATATCCCAGTCAGATTTTGCTCTATCTCTGGAATTCGTAAACCATTCATTCAGAGTATTTAATCTATCTATAAATTCATCTTTAGGCAAACCAACATTAAGTTCTGTAATTAATCTTTCTAATGTAGCCAATTCTCTTTCTGTCAACTGACCAAAACCTGAAGCGCCATTTGCAGAAGATTCTCTTGCAGCTTTTAATGCGTTATATCCAAGATTTGCTTTAATTGTATTTATATCAGAAGATAAAACATACTGATCTTGTCCAGGGATAAAGCTAAATGCAATATCAAATATTGTTCCAGTAAGGTCTTTTCCTTTGCTTGCTGCTGTTTCAACCTGCTCCTTAATATCTTTAATTATATCTAAACTATTTTGAGAAGATTCTCGTTGATTAATGCCAGCAGAATTTGCAACTCGTATTTGTTGTGTAGTTTCTTGTAATGCTTTTCCAGATGTTGGGCGATTTACATATTTTTTGTTTGTTTCATCATAAGACCAAGACCATCCATCCGGCGCTTTATCAAGCAATAAACCAATTGCAGCCTGTCTTTCGGCCTCACTGGTTGCTTTAGATATTGCATCACGGTATCTTTGAATAGAACCAACATCAAATTCTCCGGCTGTGATTCCTGAAATTACATCTTGATTTGATGGAGGCGTTATAAATTCACTAGTTTCTAGATTAAATATATTATTCCCTACAACTTTATATTTGCCTTCTGTATTTGGGCTTAATCTTTCAAGAAGATCATTTGCTTTTCCATCATACAATCCAGATTCTACAGAACCAATATATGCTTGTTTTTCATCTGGCTCTATATCAGCAAGATTTATAAATTCTAAAAGCGCAGTTCTTTGAGAAGATATTTTGTTTAATTCAGATTGTTTTTCTTGCTGTTTTTGCAAAGCAAGATTTGTTTCTGCTTTAACTCTTGCTGCTTCTTGTCTTAAAACGGCTGCTTGAGTTCCAAGACCAAGACCCTGAATCATCTGGGCGGCTTGCAACAAGCTCTGTGGATTATTTGGATCAACATTCTTCAATGCGTCCTGAACCTTCTCAGACTCAGACCTGACATCAAGGCCAAGCATACCACCAATACCACGGCGTAATGCTTCTTGTTGTTGTGGCATATTCATAGCCATAGCAGCAACCAAAGGAGCTTGAGTCCTAGCTAGACCAGTCAGACCAGAGGTCAATTCACGGCCTTTCAGTATGCCTTCTTGGAGCATACGCTGCTGCCGTTGAGCAGGAGTCTCAATGATGTCTTGAAACAAAGATTGGATATTGATAGCCATTGTTTATTACTCAATTAATTAGGGTTGTAAGTAACTTCACCAGTAGTCGGATTAATCATCACTCCGGTATTTCCAAATGGAATAAGTTCAGATGAAGTTCCTGACTGTCCTGACTGTCCTGTCTGTTGCTTGCCCTTCAACAAGTCAAACAAACCTGCATATTGTTGTTGTCTCAGGGCGTTTCTAAGGTTTTCAAAGCCCAACTGAGACTCGATAGCAGTCTGACCAAGACCAGAGTACAACTCTGCACCACCAGCTTGAAGGGATGCCAATACCCTTGATAGATCGGTAGAAGGAGCCAATGCTGACAACAATCCAGCTTGAGGAACATACGCTGCTTGAAGGAAACTTGGAATTGTTTGAGTAAGAAGCTGCTGCTCACCCAGCATCTGCTGTAGACCAGCCAGAGTCTGCTGAGACTGTAGAGCTTGTTCTGCCCTTGCTTGCTCCATAGCGCTTACTGAGGTCTGTGCCTGTTGCTCTTGAATAGCCTTTTCCAGAGCCAGTTGCTCAGGAGTTCCCCCAAACATTGAGGTACGGACACCCAGTCTGCCTTGTGACGCTAGACGCTCCTCAAGGCCCAATCTGGCACGTTCCTGCTCAGGTAACTGTGCAGCCTGGAGACGACTAAAGATTTGCTGTTCACGGGCCTGTCGCTGCTCAGGAGACTGCGTAAGCATATTAATGAGGCCAACATCATCTTGTCTGCCAACCTGTCCCAGAAGGGTCGGTATCATGCCCAGAAGCCCCTGTTGGGCTGCTTGTTCCTGTGCAGATAGCCCTAATGTAAGACCGCCAGTCGGCCCTACCTGAGCCGTTCCACCAGTCCCAGAAGTGACCGTAAAGGGTTTAAACTGGGTCTGTGCAAGAGCCTGACCAAGCAATCCACCTTCCATTTGCGGGAAAGTGGTCTGACCAGTTAAGGCTTGCATAGCCTGTTTCTGGGCCTCGGCAACGTCTTGTTGGCCTGATTGGCCTAGAGCATATTGCCCTATTCCCCCAAGCAATCCACCTAGTTTGGAACCAAAGACCCCACCAAGTAAGTTGTTTATTTCTTCT